CAACGTTATCAGAAAACTCAGTAGACTTAATTTTTACACCGTTAAGGTAATAAGCCTGCGATGGCTTACCTGTTTCAGGGTTTATGTTTTGAAGATTTTCTAAACCAGGTATAGTTCTAACATCAATCAAATAATCTCCAACGCTTTGGTAAACCTGCTTTCTGTTCTTCTTACCAGGCTTCCAGTCAGGATTTTCTATTATGCCACCTTGTTTGTCTGATATATATCTGCCATCACCAATGCGGCTCAATCCAGAATACATACCGCGTAAAGACAACATAACTTCTGCTATTTCAGCAGGTGATAACCCTTGCTCAGCTAAAGCTTTGCCAATAGTAGGTATCATAGCTCTATGCCTGATTATGTTACCTTCTTCTAGTAGTGTGTTTCCTATAGGTATGTTTTTACCGTTTTTATCTTTAGGGTATTCTTTGCTATTTTTCTTATATTGAGCTTCAACTGCTTTTTGTAGGCTAATATCAAATGTCTCTAAATCTTTCTGCTCTAACAAGTAATCAGTAAGTGACTTATCAAAGTTTACTAATTGTTCTTTGCTTAGCTTGTGCTTATCTACAATGTTGTTATACTGTTTAACTCTTGTGAATATAACAGTAGCTAATTTTTTAATGTTAGCCGGTCTAAAACCATCTTCTTTTGTAAATACTCTTTCTACCGCGCTAGTAACAGCTTCTAAGCTACCTGTGTTCGTTGTACTAACAGCAGCAATAAGATTACCGTATTTTTGGTTGTATACAGGTAATAGTCTCTCGGGAACAGGGTTACTAAACATAACTTGAGACTTACCGTCTGCCATGTTAGCAGCAGCTTTTTGTGCAATAGATCCTGACTCTAAAGCAAACTCTCTAATCTCTTGGTTTGCTGTAATCATAGCTGCTTGAGCTGTTAGCTCTCTTATAGCACCGTCGTATTTTTTATTGTTATCAAATGTTCCATCAGGCTTTATTCCAAAGAACTCTTGAAACTCTTGAACTGATATATCAGATCTTTTTGATTGCACTGGCTTACCCGCTGCTGTAGCTCCTTTAGCAAACTCTGCTCTTTCTCCTTTAACATAAAACTCGCCTAACTTAGTGTTCGCAACGCCAGTGGCTATACCGCTAAGATTTTGGCCTTCAGGCAAAATGTCTATTAATGATTGAGTATTATTTTTTATATACTCTTGTGCTGAAGCTCTTTGAGATGTATTAAGGTCTGCTTTTTTATTTATCTTAGCTGTAGGTATACCAAATTTTCCAGCCACCTCTTCTAATATAGGGGCTAGCACAGCGTTGTTACCTACCACTAGCTTCTTAATATCTTTATAGCTCATGCCTGTCACATCAACAGTAGCATTTGCCACAGTGCTTCTTACTTTTGTTTTATCTAAATTTGCTGTATCTTTGAACTTTACTAACCCGTCAGTCTCTACTTGTTCTGCAGCACCAATTGATAGGTCTTTTTCTTCAAACTTTTCAACGTTGGCGTCTTTCGTAGCAACTAGTCTATCTCCAATAGTAGTAGCACCTTCAGATCCTACAGTCCTATCTATTGATAAAGTACCAGCCTCTTCTTTAAATTCGTTTGATATGTCTCCTTTTATAAAGTTTAATAAACCGTTTATATATCCAGAAAGCCCAAAACTTCCTTGATCCGTAGTTTCTAAGCCTGGATTAAAGTCGAATATAATAGTAGATAAACTACGCTTTGTTTTATTAGTTCCAAATTTAACTGCTTCAATAAAAGCTTCTTTTGACTTTCCGTATATAGGAAAGTTTATACCTTTAACTATTAACGCATCAAGCTGTGTGCCAGATATAATTGCGTCGTAAGCATTAACAACACCCTCTGTGTCATAAGTAGCTTTATCCATAGACTTACCATCAGCATTTTTTGCTAAATTATCTATTTCAGCTTGCTTAGCTGTGGATGGTTTAGAAAACTTATACCCAGGTATAGACATAGCAATATCTCTATAGGTTTTTCTATCCATCTCTTCTAGTCCACCTTCTTTTCTTATTTCGTTAAAAGCAGCTAAGTCCTGGTCTATTTTTTCTTCAACAGATTCAGCTTGCGCTAATATCTGACCATCAATTTCTATACCAGTCTGCATAGACTGTATAAGACCTTCAGAAAATTCACCCGACTGTATAGCGTCGTTAAACTCTACTAAGAAGTTATATACGTCTTTACCTGTCTTAAACTTAACCTTATATCCTAGTCTATGTGCAATACGCTTAACTATATCACCAAGCTTATCCATAGTAGTTTCATTATACTGAATACTACCGTTGGCAATTGCATCTAAGAAAAGAGTTATTGACTCTTCTGCTACAACAGCTTCGCCTTTTTCCATGTAGCCAAGAAGTCTATTTCTAAACTCACTATCTCGTATAGTTCTAGGATCAACATTTTGAATATGCTGCTTAAACGCTTTACTTACAGCTATAGAAAGTTCTGGGTTATCTTGGAAAGTTTTTTGTAAGTAAAAGTGTAAAAACTCGTGAGAAGCAACGTTTTCACCACCAGTGTTTATAGCTGCGTCTTCATGTAGTATTAGCTCACTAGGTCCACCGTCTTTACCTGGAACAGCATATCCATGGGCTTGTTCAAACTCTTGAATAGCTTTGTTTACAGTAGCAGGGTCTACATTAGATTTTTCTCCTCTGCTACCATCTTCGTTCATGCTGTAGAACTCACCTTCAAACTCAATTAAACTAAATCTATTAGCTAAAGCTAATCTTCTACCTTCTGCTTTAGATTTAACTTCGGTTATCTTTAGTTTGTTTTCTAAACCTAGTTTACTAGATATTTTTCTAACTTTTTTAAGTGTGTCTTTATATGCTTTTTTAGACCTACGCTCTGCAATCTTTTTTCTTATAGGAGCTATAATAGAAGACTTAATGTTAAAAAGCTCGTTAATTCTACCTTGTATTTCTTTTCTTTTCTTAACTTTCTCTTCTTTAGAAATATCAGCTTCCTCGAGTGCTACTTTTTCGTTTTCAAGCTGCTCTATTTCATCACTAGTTTCTAATAAAGTCTTTCTATCTTTTGGATCTTGAACTCTATCGAGAACCTCTACTTCTGTCGGTATAACATTACCTTGAGCTGTGTTACCAGACACCGTTTTAATTTGATCTGCACTAAGCCCGTTTGCTTCTAGTATTTCAGCAAACTCATCATAAGCTACGTAATCATGTCTAACCTCAATGTCTAACTCTGCGGTAAGTGCGTTAGTTGATTGCAGTTTTTCAAGATAAGCTTTTGCTTTTTCAAAGTCAGTAAATCTCTGATGGTTAACGTAGTATGTAGGTTTTTTTGGACCAAACCTACCCATAACAGCTCCACCTCCGCCACCGAATAAAGATATAGAACCTATACCTATAGCCATATCAGTAAGACCTTCTGTGTCTAAACCTAAGTTGTTTCCAAATTGGTCGTACTTGAATATACCCTCAAGAACAGGTCTATCACCCATTATAATGTTTTGCATTGGAAAGTTTATGAGCTCTTCAAAAGATTCACCCATAAACCCGTTCCAACCAGCGTGCTTTCTACTAAAGTTGTAAAAATCATCTAAATTATCAAAACCATATCTTCTTAAATAATGACCAAGAGTTAGTCGTTTCCAAAGCTCCTTATTAGCAATGTCGTCTAACAAACTACCTGGTTTTATTAAATGCTTTCTAGCTCTACCACCTAAACCGGGTAGATACGTTCCAATTCTTTCAGTGAACAGCTCTGCATACTGTGTACCAAACCCTTTAAACCAAGACTCTGCAGTACCCATGCCTTTGCTTAGCCCCATCTCTTCACCTTCTTCGTCAGTTCCAGTGATCGCATCTAAATGAGCTATTAATTCATCTGCTTCAGTAGAAAAAGCAAACATCATCTCTGGCGTCATATTTTGCGCTGCGTTATATCCTACTCTAGGAAAAGTAAAAGTTGTTTGCGCACCTAAGCCGAAAAGAGTTGAAGCCCCATTAATTGACTTGTCAAGAACTAAAGTACCAGTTGTAGGCTTAATTAAGCCTAAGCCTCTAACGTTTTTAATATTATTTAACCTTGTTAGAACTTGCGTTCTCATAGCTGTTTGAAACGCAGTTTTAGCAGATCTAAACGCGGGCCCTGTAGCTATAAACTCACCAACAAAAGGAATCATATCACCGGCTATCTGACCACCGTTATACCAGTTAGATATTTCACCAACAATACCGTCACTCTGCTGCTTTACGCTAACCATAGCTAGCAACATGTTTTCAGACGGGGTTCGCTCGTTTTTAGGCTTTTTAGCGATTGCGCTAATTTTGAACTGATCGTTCATATCTATAAAACTACCTACAAAAGGTATGTATTTATAACCTCGCCTAGAAAATACACCACTCCAAAACTCACTAGCGCCCATAGCGTCGGCAGATTCAGGATTTGCAATAACATCTTCAGAGTATTGCTTTAAAAGCTGAAGCTCATCTGGAAAACCATCTTCAAAACCCTCCGCTGGAGTTACTCTAACGTTAAGCATCGTAGAATCAAAGAGCTCTCTTATTTGGGCTTCAGCCTTTTCTCCATCTTCCCCTTCAGCAACTATTGCATCAACTCTAAGTCTTATGTATTCTTCTTTTTGCTCTTCGTAAAAATCTAAAGTTAACTGAGCTATATCTTTTAGGGCAAAGGCCGTTGATCTTTGAATAGGATTACCGTCAGCTGAAATTTGGCCAGTGTCTTCTGTTATAAGTCTATTATAGAAAAAACCAAAAAACTCTTGTCTAGCTCTAGTTTCGTCTTCTGGGCTTAATTCTATACCTTCGTCTTCTGCTTGCTTTATTAAATTGTCAACAGTAATTTCAATGTACGCTTTTTTATCTGGACCAGATAACGCCGCAAAACCGTTCTCGTTAAACTTATTAGCAACGTTTTCAAGCATGTCATTATCCCACACACCTAGCGCTTCTCCAACTTCTCCGTATTGTGGGTTATAAGTTTCAATAAATTTCTGACCAAACTCTGCTGCTTTAGCGTCAAAACCAGCTATATAATCTACCGTATACTGCGACCACTCTGGGTCTGCAGGTATATTAGCTACTTCGTTTCCGTATATATGATCTTTAACATACGTGTTTACTAACGCTTCTACTGGAGCGTAAATTTCATTAAACAATGGTTGCGCAAAAGCTTCTAAAGCTTCGTCAAGATCTTGCTGCGTAGCGTTAGGATTTTGCTTGATAAAATCGTCTGCAAACTTGTTTATTTGTTGTTTAAACTCAGGTGTTTTTGCTTTTCTTTCTGCTTGTTTTTGAGCTTTTTTATTTGCTTTACTTACAGCAGAATCGCTATAAGCTTCTTCAACATATTTACCGCTAAGAGCTTCTTGTAAATCTAACTGCTTTTTGCGTTCAGCTTGTTCGTACGTAGTCATAATTTGACCCATGTAAGTTCCAAGATCTGCTTCCATCTCTTGCTGACGAATCGTGGTGTATGTTTCGAGATTGAACTCCACATCAAAAGTAACTTCCCCTTGTTCGTCTAGCTCAGATTGAGCAACCCAGTTACCAGAGTAATACATGTCGATAATCTCCGCTGGGTTCATATCTTCAATGTTAAGACCAGGCATTTTAGCAGCAACAACGTTAGCGTGCTCGTTTATTTTTTTAATATAATAAACTTCATCTAACTGATCAGCGTAAGCCTCAGAAGCGCCATAATATCCTTTATGCCCATTTTTACGTAGGCCATGATCTCCCATTTTACCTTGCTGCACAGCTCCAACGCCAATATAGTTAAGAAATATTCTATCACCTTCTTCACCTTCAGGTAAATCGCTAGGGTTTAAAAAGAAATCACCATTGTTGCCAAATGTACCTTTTAGTTTAGGTCCTAAAAAACCTTCAGCGTTTCTTACCTTATTAAATATATTATCATATATTGCAACAAAGTTAGGGTCTTGTATCAGTTGTGACCACTCATCAGTGCCACCCTGTACAGACCCTGTTATGTCTAACACGTCGTCAAAACCATCTAAATAGGTTTTTGTATCGTATGTTATTTCCTCAATCTTTAATGCATCCGAATCTAAATCTTCCTCCTTCTGTTCCGTAGTAGATTGTTCTAGTTCTGACGTTAGTTGTTCCTGCTCCGCGTCCACGCCAGTTACTTTCGGAGCTTTGTCTTTTTTTCTTTCTTCTCTTCTTTTGCGACGCTCCTCTTTGCGGTTTGTTTTAGCTTCTTCCTCTTCTGGATCTACTACATTAGGATTTTGCTCTTGCTCATAGCCAGCAACAACGTCTGCAATATCTTGTTCTGGAGCATCCATCTCCTCCATCTGAAGAATTAATGCTTCAAGTTCTTTTGTTGTCATGATGATTATTTAACTAGATTTCTGTAATAAGATAATTTTTGTGAAGCTGTTAATCCTTCAGTGTTAGATTTATTAGCTCCACCTGTGCCTCTATCATACGCCTGCTTCTGCATCATTGTAACGTACTCTGCTACGTCTTCTTTTAATTCATTGTAAATAGCTTCATCTTTTTCAGCAACTTCTAGTATCTTGTTAATATCAACGCCTTCAAGGCCTTTTAGCTTAGGGCTTGATTGATAATCTTCTGCCATTGGTGTAGACCCAAATATAGGGTCTAAAACAAACTTATCTATATTCTCAGGCGTAATGTTATTCATGTTCTGTTTAATCATCACATCATTGTTCCAACCTTTACCTTCTTTACCCATCTTTTCAAACATAGATAATGACTCTAAAAACTCTTTCTCAAGTGCGGCAGGTCTAATTCTTTTTTCAACAATAGTGTCAAACTGGTTCCTATTAATAGGGATCATTGATCCGTCTGGAAGAGGTACGTTAAAAATTAAGTTATTGTTTTCATCAACGCTAGCCATAGTATCTTCTTGAGAAGCTATTTTATCTAATATAAACATTTCGTCAGGCCTTAAAGCTTTACTAAAGCCAACGCCGTCATAAATATCTTTAGCATCATTTATACTAGATATATACATCTGCAAGCTCGCTGATAGCTCACCCATATCTTTAGCAGCTATAGCTCTATCTTTTTTATCTCCGTTTATAAACTTATTGTTTTTTAAATCTTTAACTATAGTTTGAAACTGATCAAACAAATTAGACGATGCTACAGAACCTCTATCAGCTGCCTGCTCAAAGCCATAACCAAAAGGTCTTTCAGGTCGCGGCCCGTCGTCTGGACCTTCTCCATGGCCAGGCTTATGCTTTTCAAAGGCAGAGTCAGAAGGCCTTGACGGCATCGAAGGCTCTGAGAAAGAACTCTCCCAGTCATACCCAAAACCAGCATCATCTGTATCTATTTCTTCTTGATCTGTAGCGTCAACCCCTGAAATATCTGTTTTTTCGTATGGATCTTTACTAGGGTCTACGACTTTTTTAGCGTCAGCTCTAGCTTCTTCTAGTCTAGCTTTTCTTTTTTCTTCTAAAAGTTCCTTACCTTTTTCGTCGGAAAACTCTTTAAAAGTATCAGAAACATTGTCTAAACCCTTACCAATATTTTTATTTATAGGCCTGTAAGCACCCTTAATCCTATTAAGTACGTCTGGACCTATGTCGTAGTTTAAGCTTGCCATATTACTTTTTCTTTTTCTTTTTAGTTCCACCTACTCCACCTGGATATTTCATAGAAAACCCTGGCACTCCTCCATACTCACCATAATCCATACCTGCGCTAGCATAATCAGTTACTCCTTCAGCAACATCACCTACGCCTTGGTATATTTGGTTTCTAGCCATTTGCTCTCTTTCTCTAGCGTTAGCGACAGCGTCTGCTTCCATACCCATAAGAGACTTAACCTTGCCAAACTCAGCTTGTCTACTCATAATTTCGCCTTCACGCTCTTTAGATTGAAGGTCAGCAGCCATTCTCCTTTCAGACAGTTGGTTTCTAGCTTCTTGTCTACCTATATCTGCAGCAGCTTTTTGTGCATCAAGGGAACCTTGATTAGCAAGCGTTTGAGCAAGAGCTGCTATACCAGAACCACCAGCTGCTCCACGCATCTGCTGAAGTATGTTGGCTTGAGACTGCATCGACTGCTGCTTTTGAAACTCTGCAGCTTGTTGATTTACAGTAAGATCTTCCATCGTGTTTTCCATGTTTAAATACGGATTAGTCGTATCTAAATTTGCAAACTGATTTTTTCTTTTTTCTAATTCTACTTGAGCAGCTTCAGCTTCTTCTTTAGCTCTCTTTTTTTGAACAGCGCCATCAATCATCTTGACGGTACCGCTAACACCTTTAATTACAGCAGCTGTAGCCGCCATAGCTCCAACAACAGCAAAACTCATGATTTATTTATTTTTAATATATTGTTCATATTCTTCATAACTTATAGCTACAATTTCTTTTTCTAGTTGATCTAAATCTTCGGTATTTTCAGGGTTCTTGTGAGTATTGAACCACTCTGAATCTTCATGAGCATATAAAACTCTTTTAATACCAGGAGTTGAAATAATAAAACAGGGTGCTATATGATCTATAGTACCTTCTTCGTTAACAACTGTAACATGTCCTTTTAATAGAAAGCACATGTGTAAGTGCTTATGTATAGCCCCAATAACAGCTAGGCCTTTTTTCATTGTCATCTGCCTAATATAAACACCATCCATAAAATAGTGTTTAATAGGAATTAGCTCACTGTCTCTAACTATCGGCTTTTGTTCTGTACCAGCTACGGCGTCGACTCCATCCGCAACTAATTTTAGATTATTTTCTAAATTAGTCACTTCTTTTTTAAAACTTTTTTGTAAACTATTGTCAGCCATTTAATTTAATTAAAGTATACTGATATATAGTTACACTTTTTGCTTCTTATTTACTACTTTCAAACATATCAAGGCCTACGCTAAATAACTCAGCTTCTGTCGTAGAGTCGTTTACCATCTTTACGCTAGCAAAATAACCTAATATAGAGCTTAAATTAGCCTTATTGTCTTTACTAAACATAATAAATGCCGTAACATTGTTTACTTGGCTAGATATTAGATTAGAATCACATACTATTGTTGGTGAGTTTGAAGTTCTATTATTTATTTCACGTATTTGACCTATAGTAGTTATATCATCAATACCGTCACCATCTGGATCAGTCGCAACTTGAAATCCGCCTTCAGGTTCCGTGTTAACAAAATAAGCTGTATCTCCTACCTGGCAAGATACGTTTAAAGGAGCGTTAAAAGTTAGTGTTACTAGTGGCATTATGATATTGTTAGTAATCCATCAAGATTTATTAATAATTCTGCTGAGTTGTTTACTTCTTCAAGTGATAAATAACCTTGTATTATAGCAGAGTCTGGGCTAGTTTGAGGTGACGGAACAGATACTTGAAGGTCTATTAAGTTAGCGTCTTCTATTACTTCAGAGTTTACCATAGAGAAAGTTAACACAGTTCCAAGGCTAAGTATAATTTGACTATGAGCGACCACCACGCTGCCTGCTGCGACATTTATTGATTGAACCGTAGTATAAGTAGCTCCGTCTACAGGATCTGTAAGGCCAATAACACCATCGCCTTTTACTATCATACCTACAGCTATACCTTCTATACTGCCTTCAAATCCACTACCATTAAAAGTTAAAGTATTACCACCTGTTATTTTTGGTGTAGTTTTTGTAAACTCGTTTAAATTACCAGATAAAACATTTGTAGTATCACCAGCAGGTGAGACTAAAGCTATTGTTTCACTACCTGCTGCTTGTACAGTAAAATTAAAAGGTATTATTGACTGATTTTCTTTATGAAATCTTAAAAAAGTATTATCAGGTATAGCAGCCGCTGCACTTAATATTACAACGTTGTTTTTAATTTTAGCAACCTTTGTATTGTGAGCGATAATAGAACTACCTGAAGTGTTTTTTGTTGTCACGATCATACCTACTTCAATACGCTGATTACCTCTTAAAGGATTTAATATAACTCTTGTAGATGAAGAGTTTCCATTGCCTCCGCTGGTTAGTATAGCTTTTTTTATAGGGTGATTGTAAATATCTTCCTTATATTCTTTAGCGTAATATCTTTTTACTTCTGGAAAAGTATCGTATGTTAAAAAAAAGCTATTAGGCTTTACTGTCACTATATTGAAACCATATTGGTTTATAACAGCTTCTCCATTAGTTTGAGGTACATCAGACGTAAAGCTAGTAGTACCAACCGGTTCAAGTCTTATATCGTAATTAGTGTCAATGTCAACTCTAGGAAGTGATATATAGTGATCGTTAGTTCCATCAGAACCTATTGTAGCAATATGTGTGCAAGGGCTGTCTTGAAAATAACTAAACGACTTACTTGTAGCAGCTGTTGCAGCTCTTTCAACGTTTTCAGTAACAGGATAATAATTAAAATTATAATACCCTTTGTTGCTTGCGGCTTGGTTGCTTGTTGTGCTAGATTTCTTTTCTACAAATATTTTATACTTAGAGCCCGAAGTTCCCTTAACTACAACTCTATGAGAACCTCCTCTGTAAGGTGCTGTCGGAGGGTATACAACATCGTGTATAGTATCCGTTACTACAGTTGTTTGACTTTGTACAGTGTAATGAATAAACGCAAGGTGAGATAAATTACAAAACTTACCCGTGCTAACTACAGGATCTGGATTTAAGTCTGGAGTTAAAGGAGGGGTGTAAAATATTTTTGTTACAAAAGAAGTTATTTGAGGTACACCAGTACTCAATGAGTCTGTATAAGTAAAATCAATTTCATAAGTATACGCGTCTGTGTAGTCAAAGCCTAAACTATTTAAATTTAAAAGTTCGACATAAGGTGTGTCAGCATAGTAATGCGTAGATGTGTTAGACACAGTATGTGTAATTTCAGCTATTAAAGTCGTATCATTATCTGTTACAGTTCCGCTATGTCCGTTTTGATGATCATTATTAGCGTCTCCTGTTACAAGCACTTCGTTTGATATACCACTTAAATTGGTAACAACTACGTTTTGATCTGCAGAATAATCGTATTTTGTTTTAATACAAGCAAGTCTATTTACATTAGGACTAGGCGGATCTTCAGCTCTTTCATCTATATCTATATATATCTGGTAATTTCCAGATATATTTGGCCAAATAGTGCTGTTACTATTAAGACTTGGCGTTGGAAATTGAGAAAGCGTTACTTCAACTTTAACTCTATTGTTTGGTTGACCTGCTATACCTTCGTTTGAAAAAGAAACAGATTGAACTTCAAGATCAACGTTACCACCAGTAAACTGATACACAGCGTCGTTGCCTGTTCCGGTCACTGTCTCTGAAGCAGATCCACCAATAACAAAATTAGACGCAGATATATTTACAACTTCTCCAGCATCAACGTTAGCGGCTATAAAAGCCGTAAGCACCACGTTGTTACTTTCAAAATGCGAAGGAGTGTTGCTAATTGTGAAACCAGTTATTGTTTCTCCTGATGTTGATTGTATATGCCAATTTGCCATGTTAGTCTGGTGTTTCGTCCCATATAGCAGAGCCTCCAGCACTGCCAGTGTAAGTTGTACTTGTGTTGTTACTAACAGCTATCGTAACAAGTGGAGTGTCATCTCCAGAGTGAGTCATGGTAGCTGTCCCTATGCCTTGAACAGAAAACTCTTTTTCATCTAAGTTTCCTGTTTGTAGATCGTTGTTAGAATCTCTTTCACCAGGACCTATTGTAGTTTCTCCTGTAATTTGTCCATAGTATTTACCTTCTTTATTTTTAAATTCTATATTGCCGCACGTTTGCAAGTTAGTAGCAACGTTGTCAACGTACCAACCGTCTGCTGCATTAAGATTATAATACTCACCGTCTCCAGTTGCTAAGGTAGTTAAACCCTGACCACTGTCGCTAGAATTACCAGTTAAAAACTGAACTTCAGGAGAGTCGAATTCTGTTATCTTAGCATTAGACCCCTCGTAGTTAATAGCTCCAAAACTTTTAACTGAGCCAGGTTGATCATTAAACAGCATTGTTATATCTGAAGTATGCTGAGTACCATAGAAATTGTTTCTTGTCTCGTTGTTATGGTGTTGCCATATCTGACCATTTTTAAACGTGTAATATTCGTTATTTAAACTAATAGCGCTTTCTGGTACCCATGATTTAAAGCTAGTAAAACCTTTTGCAGATCTTGAATAAGATATTGTAGTAGTATCATGAGGAGTTATTTGATGAGGGTGATTGTATTTTTTAAATATACTTAAGTTATACTCATTTTTTCTTTCATCATAACTTCCAATGGCTTTGTATACTAGAGAGTCAAATTTATCAGCAAAGTAATCACTCATACCTTTGTCTGATATAGCTACTATACCTTCTGTAGATAAAGAACACACGGTGTTTCTTGCCGCATCAGAAAAATAAACATGATAAGGAGTTTGAGCTACTGACTCTGGATTAGTAGCTACGCCATACTCTCCTTGATACGGCTGCACATCTCCAACAACAGCATTGCTCGCAACTAACTGTGGTTTACCGTCAGCATTGTATAAAGCGTCTTTATTAGTTACAGCTCTAAGCACTCTGTCTTCGCAAAGCATAACAAGTCTAGTTTCTCTGTTTGCTAGCTTTTGTATGCTACCATGTACTGGATTTAAATCTTTTGTTATAGATTCTGCAGCTATAAATTGATTAGTATCGTTTACACCGCTTCTAGAGTTGTAAATACCTGACCAAATTAAGCCATGAGCTCTATGCTCTTGTTTCACTTGACCTGCGACAACTGTAGAAGCTTTAACTCCATTATCCATTTGAGGTGCGTTAAAATCATCTCTTATACGATCAGATTCTACGCCATTACCAAAACACCAACAGTTATTCCAGTCTAGGGTGTGGGTTTGATTTTTAAGCTTAAACGCTGGATTAGTAGTTGTGATACCTCCTTCAAACCTAATAAGTGTTCCTCCTTGATTTGCATGAACGTAAGCTGTGAGAGAATAGTACTTTCTTTTTGTTATAGTTACTTTACTACCAGCATCTACATCATCAGTGCTAACGGCTGGTAATACATAGTAGTACGCTGGAACTCTAAGCTCTTCGTCATCGTAGGATGCGTCTAAAACATTTATTACGCCTTGTATAGTATGAGTAGTTCCATTTACTTCAAAAGTGCTACCTATAGGTATATATTCTTCAATAGTCTGCTCTGTTAGCGTGAGTGGTATTAACCCACTTGCTTGGTAATATATATCTAAATCAACACTTTCTTTTGGAACAGTTTCCCATATACCACTATTTTCTTGGAAAGTGCCGTTTCCTCCTTGATCGTTGTAAGGTTTTAGTATTTCTATTACATCTTTCGTGTCGCCGTCGTGTCTTATAGCTCTTCTCCAATTTGGATCTGAAGATGAAGTCACTTTATTAGGATCTGTACCAGTAGTTGGGCTATAGCCTGACGGTCCGCTACCTATAAATGGAGTTACTTTAACAGTCCATCTTTGTCTCATAACATAGCCTCTGTATTGCTTTTTATCACTAGTCGTATCACAGTTTCTAATACCAAAAGCGCCAGTGTACCTGTCAGAATAAGACTTCCACCAAAAATTCTTATTATAACCTTGTGGCTCGTCAGCGTAATCTTCAACCGTATATACAGTTGCGTCTGGATCTTTTTGAAATCTAAATTGAGTTCCAGGTGTTACAAAGTCTTGTATGAAACCAGCAGCCTCTGTTATTCGGTCTGGATTATCTGGATTACTAGCAGCTGCAGATATTCTATGATCCCATGGGCCATCACTCCAACTATCATTACTTTGACCTCCTTGATATTGCTTACCCATACCAGACCAAGCGATATCCATGTAAGAATACGTTTCAGTACTTCCCCATATACCTCTACTAGGAAGACCTCTATTGTCTTTCATGTTGCCCGACTGGTGCGCATATCCTGCGTAATCAGGAGCTCCGTCTTCTCTCTGCTCCCAAGCTTGAGTGTCATTACTACCTCCGTTGTTACCATCACCGTGGTACCAGTACAAATCTTCAGCATTGTCTATATCGTTACTAGTGTCATTTACTATATCTTGAACTAGGTCAGAGTCGTCTGAATTATAGTAGTTACCAGGCTTGTCTTTTGATCTACTCGTCAAGCTATATGCCCCAGCAGCGTCGATAAAAAACTCTTGCACGTTGTCGTTCCAATGCTCCCAGTATTGTTTAGCTTTACTACCATTAAAAGCCATAGCTTTATGAGGCTTATCATACATATCGCTAGTGCTTATGTTGAAGGTCTCACCTTCATCACCGCCAGGACTTTCTTCTCCCCACTTGTACACAGGCTCATCTCCAGTAAAAGGGTGACCAGCATCATTATGGTATGTTTGCCAGTCCCACTCTGTAGAGTGAACGTGTCCCCAGTTTCTAGCGTGCTGGAAGTTTATATAAGGCGCTACTGTGTCTATCTCTGGGTTTGGGTTAAGTAAAGTATTTGTGCCTTGGTTTAAATAGCAGTTAGTGTTTATGTACCTAAGCGCCTCTGTTCTTTCTACAACATATTCAGTACCATTTTGATTTGATGTTAAGTTTGAAACTAAAAGCTCGTCTTTATATATTTTTACAAAAAACCTCCCTTCAAACTCTTTTTTATTCTCTAGCTTTGCTTCAAATAATCTAAATGAAAAACCTTCAATTCTGCTACTGTAGTTATCATTACCATCAGTTCCAAAGAGTAAGTCAGTACCAAACTTGCCTTCTATAGTTATTTTATAGTTAGTATCTGTTTTAATAAGTCTAGTTACCTTATACTCTTCAGAGTTATCATCAGGACCATAAAACCTTATATACATTATATCTGGCGGTAGCTCATGCAAAGTATCACCAAAAGTAAGTTCAAAAGCAGACGTGTCAATTGTTAAAAACGTATGGTCAACTAAAGGATACCCATCAACTGAGTCTCCTATTAGATCCGTGCCTACGTTAAACAACTCGCCTAGTGACGTGCGCACTTCCTTTATAGAGTCTGGAGCTTCATTAGATATAGCAAGAACTTTATATCTAGCTAGCTCTTTAATCACATTATCAGAACCATGAGCTTTTTTAAACTCTAAAAACGTCTCTTCGTCTATTTTGTTTCTATCTGAAGAAGGAAATGTTATCCAAATGTTGCCGTCAGCAGCATCGTACCACCTATCTTGAGATAAAGTATAGTACTCTACGGATGTTTCTTTTACATAAAAAGAGTAATACTTAGCCCAATCAGGTACTTCTGTGCTTGGGTTCAGTTTAACGCTTAGCCTGTTTTGTTTATTAACAAGATCTTTGCCAACTGTTATAGTGGCTTCTTTACTTGTTAACACAGGTGTTTCTCTACCATAAGCGTCACTATATACTACTCCAACTTGATAAGTTCTTTGAGTTTTAACAGAAGGTAAAGCAAAGGTTTGAGCATCTTCGTCGATTTCAATTTCGTTAGATACAATGCTAATATCTATTGTAGGATCTTTGTATACGTTTCTTCCTTGTACGTAGTTACCATATATAAGCCTATTAGCGCTTATTTCTTGCGCCAAAGCTTTAATAGGCACATTGTCGTAAGGTCTTAATAGTTGATTAGAAGCCACTACAGCATGAATCATATCTGTAGTTACTGTAAATACTCCTCTATTAGCAGAGTCTATAATACCGCCTCCACCTGCTGAAATTGATTCTGTTAAATCAGGCCACTCTGGATTACCTTCGTTTCTTCTAACCGTTTTTACTGTATAAACAGTAGGGTTATTTGTTTCTTTATATAAAAGATCAATGTCTACTACATCATCTGGTATGCTGTACTCGTCGTGATGGTAGTACTTTAATTTAAGCGATCGAAGTTGATTTACCATGCCTAGATTATAACCTTTCTTTGGGTGATAATCAAATTTATTTGGTAAAAACGCTACTTGAGAAAAAGGTGCAAATGGAGAATATTCACCATCAGCATACTTATATCTATATGAAAATCTTGGAAACTTAAACTCAAATAAAGATTCTTTTGGATATAATCTAAATACGTATTTCTTTGTTTCTGATGAAACGCTTTCGCTAATTGATAAAACTTTAAAAGTAAAACCCGTAGTGCTACCTGTAGAAGAAGGAACTTCAGGTCCTGTAACTTCTAAGCGAATTAAATAGTTTTCAAAGGAATCTGCAGATATATCAGCCGACTCTTCTTGCACAACAACTATGTCGCCAAGCCTAAAATTAACAGACGTACTAAACGTTAAGCCAGTTATACTTTGACCTTCACTATAAGTGCTAAGGTTTGCCGCAGCTGTGCCAGATATAGCTCCAGCTCTTTCATCAGCAGTTCTACTCATCTCAAGCTCTAGTGGCTGCGTTGGAGCTTTCTTAATAACAGTTACATGGCTTTCATCTACAAATACAGGTTCCTTTTTGTCAGGAAATAATACCACTTCGTAAGCCTCAGAGTTTACCTTTTTTCTTGTTAATCTCGTGTGAAAGTAGGGCGTGTTACCGTTAAATATAGCGTCAGAATTAGCAGTTGAAATACTGCTGTATACCATACTACCAGCTTCATTAACAGATTCAAAACCGCCTGTGCCTGCTATTGATCTAGCTACATTTATTTTTTTAGGCTCGTGAGAGTTGTCAGTAAAATATATAGTATCATCTAGCATGCTTATGCCAGTGATGATAGTATCTTTATTAAAATTAAGAACCCTAGGTGCCGAAAACGTAACTGTAACACCGTGTTCGACATCTATGTCTTGATTTGTTTTTATAAATTTATTACCATAACCAGGTAAGGCGACCTCATTAACAGCCGTAAAGTCTTTTACACGTAAGTTATCTGTAATATCGTAAGCAGTTGTACTACCACCTGCGACATCAGAGTTATCAAAAGTAACGTGCATACCCCTTCTAATACCAGTATAATTATCAGCAGTAGTTGCCGAAGTAGTATCGTTTATATAAATACCATTTGTACTAACAGAGGTGTTATTAGTTACTACTGCAGCGTCAACTTGGTAAATGTCTACAAAAACATATCTATGACGTTTAGTGTTAACATCATATTCAAGTATATAATCTTTTCTTACACTTAAAAAATCATGAGAGTCGTTTCTGTCTCCACCTGAAACAAAGTAGTAAATCTTATCTTTTGCAGGGGAAGCTATAGACGCAACTACAGTAGCTGTAGTCGGTATGTCATATACACCGTCTGCCGCTAGCATTGTGTTATGCTGGGTATTACCTTTTAACGTTTGAACAGTACCTATGTTTGAACCTTCAGACGTAGATATTTCTATATTGTTTGCATCTCTATACTGACCACGAGGAACGATACGCTCATCCATATCCTTGTTCATGATAGCTTGAGAGAAGTTCTGCTTTACTTCTGCCATACGTTAGTGTTTAATGTGTTTAGAACTACCTCTAATTATTTGAGTAATCTCTTCTAACTTAACATTAGATAATCTAAGCTTTGCTTTTCTTGTTTCAGCAAATCGCTCTCTTTTTATTTGCGCTAATAAACCAGCTGGTGAATCTTTTCTAGCTAATAAAACTCCGTATAATATATGCTTGTATATAGCTTCTTCAGCTAACTTAGGAACCATGCTGCTAGTTAAATCTATTTCTGATGTAGCGGCGCTAGTAGATATTATACCGTCGCTAACATATTTTAATACTAAGTGCTTACCAGCTAAGTTAGAACTAAAATGAAATTTACCAGCGTTCTCATCTATAATAAATGATCCGTTAATGTAAGCGTTTTCTGGCTCTATACCAAATCTACCACCTAACAACTCTCCATATATATCGTCTACTTCATCAGACTCTGCATCACCAAGATCGTTACTTGTTTGGGCTTTAAATAAAGCTAAAGTATCTGATGATTCGTCAGATGGCAAGTCTGTGTCTTCGCTCATACCTGGGTAAGCGCCCTCGTCATTAAGCTGAACAGTTATGTTTCTTGGGTTTGAAGATTTTCTTGTTGGCAGCAATATTCTTTCAATACCACTATCATCTGTCCACGACAACTTAACATAGTTTACAAAATCAACAGGCATTACCATAGTTAATGTTGAAGGTACTGTTATTTCCCAAGAATTTATAGACTTAAGTGTATCATAGCTTAATTCTTGTAAACCTCTAATAGCGTGAAAAGTTATATCGTTTAAAACTACATGTTCGCATAGTTTACCTTTACCTACATACGTAGCATGAAACGAGTCTATAATCTCTTGTAGGCTTATACTTCTGTAAGAGCCATGATCGCCGTCGTTCGCATAATACTCGTGATATCTATCTATTGTTATACCCATTTTTATTTACTTTGAACTTGCGTTTCACCACTGTCTTTAGCCGCTGCTATTTGAACAAGACCTGGCTTGTTTATTACAATACCTGCTAATTCTAAAATCTTTATAACTAACGTGTCTTCTTCAGATCTATGCAGCGTATAGTTTTGAAGAGTAGCATCACTAGAGTTGTACATGGCTTGACCGTTAACTACAACATAAGGCCAGTGAACTGTTGCCGGAACCGTAAAGTATTCAGCAGTAACACCTGTTGTAATCGGCGTAGCGCTTCCAGCAAATACATCTATGTCTGCGCCATCATTAGTGCTATCACAGTAAACAGGACCTTGGCTACTTGTTGTAGCTATATGTCTAACAGATCTAGTAAATCTTTGAGCTTGGTTAATAGAAACCTTCTCACACACTTGACCGTCTAAAAACACGCTACCAACTTGAAAGACATCATTACCGCCTGACGAAGTTAAAAACGTGTTACCACCTGTTACTGCGGCTATAGTAGAAAATGGATTTAACTTTCTATTTAAAAGCTCGTCAATATTTGACTCATCAACATCGTTGTCTACTAGTGGCTCTACTCTACCTCTAAGATTTTTAGAATAAAAATAAGACTCAAATATTTGCATTTGAGCCTGGTTTGCCAGCAAGTCATATTCTTGCGGTGTAATATAACCTCGCTGTTCTTTATTTGCAAGAGCTAAAACTCTCTGATAAACTGTATCTACGCTTACTGGCATAATTCGTTTTTTATAGTTTAGTGACCACCCCGAAGGGTGGCCACCCAACTAAGTGATTATTATTTTAATCTTTTTTCAACATTGACAAACACGTCCATGCCCTCGTCAGTCTTGAACCAAGCTGCTAAAGCATTATAAGGATGTTCATCAAATGGAACTGTCATAAGCTTTCTACCTGTGCTAGCCCAAGCAAATGTACGCTGGTCAGGAGATAAATTTATGATCTTCTTTTCTACCGCCTTGATACCTACATTGCGTAAATGTATATTATCATCAGAGGCGAGTTCTAAGAACATTTGAGGATTTTCTCGAGCCATTAACAGTGCGTCACGTTTAAGTTCTCTAGAAGTCATCTTAGATACCTTAGATCCGATTTCTGCCCTTAGTATAGCTTCAAGCATATCGATATCAAGCTCGTTAGCCGCATTCATCGCATCTAGTTGATACTCTAATATGTCTGCCTCTTGTTCTCTAACTTTTGTGTTATTAACTTCAAGGTATAGTTTATTTTTTTTAGGGTGATACAAAGATAAAAACTTTTGTAATCCTACTTTTTCTTTTGGCACGTATAAAGATCCGTTTTCAAAAACAATATGTTCTAGTCTAACTTGACCTTTAAACTCATCGACAAAAGGTGTTCTTTGATTTGATGCGTATGATATTTCTCTTTCATATCCTAGCGTTTCATCAAAGTAATACATACCTGAAGATTTAATAGTATATGTTAACGGTGATAAATTATTTTTGAGAACGTACATTCTGTCTCTAATCTCCCACCCGTCAATCATTTTTTTAGCAGGCTCTTGCCTTACTGGTTTTGGTTCTTCAACAATTGTTTCAATTGCCTCAACCTGAGGTTGTTCAACAACCTCTGCTTCTTGTTTTTTATTTTTAGCCATAATATAATATAATTAAATAGTGTAAAACTACCCCACCCGAAGGTGAGGTAGTTTCAATCATCATTTGTATCAACTACTAGTTAGCAGTTCCCTTCAGTAGAATGAAGTTGTTAGCTCCCTGCGTGATTAAGCAACGCTCAGATAGGAAGTGCATCTCCATCGCATCAAGATCTGTAGTAGCAGCTCCAACTGAACCAGTAGTCCAAGTCTTCATTCTGCGATCGTCCATCTGTGAAGCTCTGTAACGAGTATGTAGGAAAGGACGCTTAAGGTTCTTACCTAAGTTTTGATCGTATACAGAAGTAACTCCAGCAGGAACGAATAATCCACGTACGTGGTTATCTACGTCCTTGATACCTCCACGAGTACCCTTATCGTTTAAGTATTTCCAGTCAGTCTTGTAGAAGTCGTAAGAACCTCTGCGGAATCCTGAGAAACCTAAGTTAAGAGCCATGTCTTCTTCGTTGTTGAACACACCGTAAGAAGTACCAGAGCCACCGTAAGAGTTCATAGATGCAAGCATGTCATCGATCTTAAGCGAAGTAGATCTATTCAAGAACATCATGTATTCTTCAATAGCACCTTGCGTATCGAACTTAGCTAGAATTGCGTCGAAGTCAGTCAATGCTTCAGCGTCAGTACCATCAAGACCGTCAAAGATGTGTCCGCGTGATGTTACAGCAGCGAATAAACCTTCAGAACCTTTGATAGTATCAGAGTGCTGACCAGTGATAGAGTTAGTAGCTAACTCAGCTTCAATCATTGTCATCTCTAAGTAGTCTGCAAAACGCTGACGAGTATCACCAGCAGCTTTTAAGTACCACATGAAACCAGCTTGTCCGTCTTCACCTGAAACTTCAACCCATCCAATTTGAGATGCGTCAGATCCAGAAACCTCGTAACGATCCTTAAGGATAATTGGTTGGTTAGAGAAAGACTTGAACGTAGGCTCGTTGCTTGATGCACGACCTTGTACACCTTTACCGTACTCAGAACCGAAAACTAAAAGTCCACCAGTTACATCTGAGTTAGATATAGTAACGTTAGTAAGACCAGTACCATCATCAGTTAGTGGAGTTACAGCTACTGTAGTCATAAATACACCTGCAGCTGGTGAACCAGCTTGAGCGCTAGTGACGTTAGTAACAAAACCTTTAAGGCTCTCGTTAGCGTCCGATAAGATAACTAAATCACCTTTACGTACACCAACGTTAGCGTTTGCTGCAGCGCCAGTAGCTCCTGTCATAGCGTTTCCATCAACATCTTTTACGATAGTGAAAGTAAACGTTGCTGCTGGAGATGAGCGCTGAATGTTACCTTGGTATGATAAGTGTAGACGAGATTGCTCTGACCAAATTACTTGGTCTGCAGTCATTGCTTCTTCTGCTCCTACCATTTCTAAGAACCCGCCAATCGAACGATTACCGAATACTTCTGCTTCCTTCTCCATAAGATCAGGAAGGTATTGTTGTGACCAACCAGCAGTATTAGAGTCCCTAAAGTCAATATAGTTACTCGCTAGCGTCACAGGTTTTGGTGACGGTACGCTGTTTATACCAGCGCCCGCCGTAAATGTTCCTTGTGCCATTTTTGTTTAGCTTTTAAATTTTTTATTTCTAATTTTCATTTTTAAAGAATCAATGCTTTCGCCTACAACTCTAAACTTAAGGCCACCAGGTTCAGCGTCGCCGTGAGACGATCTAGCTTCAGTGTTGATGTTTTTAGCTTTAGCTACTGTATCTTTAATAGCATCTGCTTTACCTTGTTCGTAAAAGTGTTGAGCGATTGCGTCAGCATTCATGGCAGTATACAAACCTTTGTGATAACCTCTAGCGTCATCCATAGATCCTTCTTCATTCAAAAACTTTTTGATAAAGTTACCTATATCGCTTTGAGCTCCCTTTACTTGGTCTGCATTGTTTACGTTAAACCTAAATCTTTTATCTCCGACGTTATATTCAAAACCTTTGAATTTGTCGTTAAAAACTTGTTCAGTTTTTTTGTTAAAGATAGAGGTTTGACGCTCTGTCATTTTTTGCGTCTGTTCTGACTCTTTATTATATCTGTTGAAAAAATCAATTGCTTTCTGTTGATCTTTTGTAAGATTACTTCCAGCTTTAATTTCTTCATAGTATTTAGACTTTTGCCCGTCTAAGTAGGTCTTGGCCTCGGCAACTTGCTCTTTGAGGGCCAATTTTTTTCTTTTAATATCTTTAGCTTCATCTATATCTTCGTCATAAGAGAATTTATCTTCCATTAAAAATTCTACTTCATCACTAGACAAGTGAGGCTTTGTAGTTTGATAGTATTCACGTAAAGCATCTTGATCATCAATATTAGATAAATCTCTATTTAGCTTAACATAGTCTTCTAAACTACCACCAGTATCATCCATGAAATTAACAAGACTCTGTATGTTTTCTGGCAAAGGTTTTCCAGTTTCTTCAGCATCTTCGACAGCTTGTACAACTTCTTCTTCAGTTATAGGCTCTTCTTCTGTCACCTCTTCAACTACTGGAGCTTGTTCTTCTTCAACTGTTTCTACTTGCTCTTCTTCTGGTTGATTAACTGGTTTTGTTAAATCAACTTTGTGAACTTCAGGTTCTAGCTCTTGAGCTTTCATAGTAACTTTTGTTACGTTTTCAACTTTAGGTTTTTCACTAGACTCCTGTTCTACCTCTTCGATTACCTCTTCAAGGTTTGTTTGTTTATTTTCTTCCATAATAAAATATTATATAATTAATTACCAACTCTTGGATTAAAGTCACTTAATCTCATTCCGCCTTCAAGTATATCATTACCTGCAGACTCAAAAGTTTTACCACTTTGTTTTATATTTTCTCTACGATCTTTACCTTCTTCTTTCATAACCTCAACATTAAGGTCGTCTTGTCTTTTTCCAGAAGATAAATCGTATTCCATTTGCATTAGCTCTTTCTTAAATCTTACTTCTTCTCGTAAGTAATTTAACTTCATTTCTGCTTTAGCAGTTTCTAGTTGAACGTCCGCTTGAGCTTTTGCCTGATTTTTTTGTATCTCAGCTTGAGCAGCGGTTTGTTGAGCTTGCGCATTCGCTTCTGCTTGTGCCTGCATGTTTTCTTGTTGCATTTTTTGATCACGTGCCTGCTTGTTTTTTCTTTTTATTTTTAATACTTGATTAGCTAGTTTTACGTTTCTTATCTCTCTAACGTCAATAGCATCATCTAAATCTATTAGTTTTTGAGCTAAAGCTGTTTGTATATTGTTTTCAAGAAGTTGCTTTTCTTCTTCATCTGGCTCTAACTCTATGAATATACCAAAATCATATAAGTACAACTCTGACATTTCTTTTAGCGTAGCTACATTATGAGATCCTATAGCTTGGACAAAAGCGTCTGCAGTAGGAGAGTATTCAAGTATATCAGATATACGTAGCGATAGCGATTGCGCTACTTCTGTAGTTAAATACATAGAGCCAAGAAGTATGTGACGAGTAGCAACGTTTGAGTTAGCAGCGGCTAGTTTCTGTACACCAACTAGTGACCTTGCATCTGGTAAACTACCGTCTCTAGCCTCATTAAGACCTGTTACGTCTCTAATCATCTGTAAATAGTAGTTGTAAGTATTTATTAAACTACCAATTTTATTTTGACCAGCGCCGTTAGATATTTGCTGAATAGGTACTTTACCAGGATTAGGATCGCCATCTTGAGTAAACGACCTACCAATTACACTACCAGTTTGAAAGAACATGTTAAGAGCTTCTTGCGGGTTGTAATTAGTACCGTTACCTAAATCTATTTCAGCAAGCCCGTCAGCATCAAGGTATACACCATCTGGTACCATGCGCGACATCACTTGCTGCAACTTCAAATGTGTAAGCTGAATCATATCAGCAAACCCAGTAATTCTACTAACTAAAGACTCTATACGGCCTTCGTATATACGTGGAGCTATTAGCGAGTAATTCATCTTAACTTTATTAAAGTCAGATTTACTACGCATCATGTTTTCAGCTTTGTTCCACTTTAAAAGCTTATCAGTGCCTAGTACTATAGCACCTTCAAAAACGCACTCTACAGATCTTTGAATCCTAGAATAACCACCTTGCTTATCTTCTGGCGGATTAAATGTATCAGGCTTTTCTATAGCTTTATAGCCACCTGAGCCAGTTTCTTTAATTTTATAAACATCGTTAGTATATGTTCTATAATTAAAGTATAAAACTTGAACTCTATTCTTGTCTGCTTCTTGCATACGTCTGCCAGAAGTGTATCTTTTAGTAGAGCTTTTATGTATTTCTTCTAAATCATATTCTGTTAAATGATCAAACTCTCTTGCTAGCTCATTAATAGCTATTGTCTTAACTTCACCTATATAGTATATATCATCAAAATAAGGTGAGTTTGAGTGAGAGTAAACTATATTAGCAGGATCTACGTACTCAACAGTTGCGCCCTCGCTCCAGTTAAAACTTGTTTTTACACATCCAATACCTAGTACTGTTAAGTCATATATTAACCTACGTCGTGTTAAATCATAATCATTACCAGCTAATAAAACTTCAATAGCTTGTTCTTCAGCTATTTCTACAGCCTGCTTGTAATTAAGCTGCATGTGAAGATCTAGTTCTTCCTTAGTGCTAGGTAATTCACTAGGATCTGTCTCATATAAATCTACATTAAAAAGTCTTGCAGCTTGATCATTAAACTCTTTTGACTCCATGTCTCGCTGAATAGCCTCCATGTATTCAGTTCTCTTGCTGACTCCGTATTGATCTTGCGAATACGCACGTATATTAAACATGCGTTCTGACATACCGTTAACTACTATGTCTACAAACTTAGGTATAATTGGAACTGGCTTCCAGTCTAAGTTAAGATAAGATAAATCACCATTAATAGATAATTCATCTTTATATTTTTGTATAGACTGTTCGCCTCTAGCATACAGTCGTAGTTGGTGGTATTTTAATTGAGAAGCGTTGTATCTATTGTTGTTAGAGTCTTTAAACCACTCTGACTCAATAGCACGAGCTATTTTAAGTCCATACTCTGAACTCATTTTCTCTAGGTCAGAGACCGCTTGAGAAGGAAAATTTACATATACTGACTCAGCCATGCTTATTTAATTATCTGGGAGTTATACCCTTTGTTATCGTATTTTGATACTGTTAAATTTAAACTTTGTTTTTTAACATTGGGATTTGGTGCATATAGGTTTTTATTACAAGCCATGATAGCTAAACCAGAACTTATTGAAGCATCGTGCTTTGTTCTTCGGTTGATATCAAACTTAGACCAGTCAAGTAGCGTGTCGTTGAAATACATAGTACCGTAATCTCCGCTACCTAAATGACCAACGTGATCATTAATATACATTTCAATAGCCGCAGCGTGGGCTTGCTTAATATCTTCGCTAGAGTTTGGTATACCACCAACTTCTTTTTCTGTTACAGAAAGTTTCTTCCAAGACTTATCTGGTCTGTTCATACTGTATCCTCTATAGCCTCTACGGCGTAAATAATACAATAGACGAGGTTTATTGTTCTCCGCAAGTAAAGGCATGCCGTAAAATACTAGCGCCATTAATACGTCTTCAAAAAACATCTCTGCGGTTTGTGGTCTTGCTATATATTCTAGGAAAAACGTGCTTGATGGCGCATCTTCCATAGAAAATTTTGTTAACCCGTGTAAAGCTCCTTTAGAACCGCGACCATCAACCGTGCCGCTGATATCGTAACTATCACAACCAAAGGCGCCAACGTGATCATTACCGGGATATTTAATTCCATTTTTTATTATTTGTTTATTCTGTAAGTGAACCGGCGGTACCCAGCTTACTTTAAACCTACCATTAGGATCTGGATAAAAAATAACTTTAGAATCTTTTATACCGTGCTCCCATTGAAAGCTACCTACGTTAGTGTGAGCGTTATGCCTACTACCTTCGTTGTAGTCTATTTGTTCGTATATTTTTATTAAGTTAAATATACTGTTTTTAGTTTCGTCTCTAAACGCGTGCTCTTCTGTACGTGGAAACTGTCTGTAAAACTCGTTTAACGCATCTTGATCGTCTCTTAAGCCTTCAGCTTCGTTTTCCCAGTGTGTAACAACACCTACGTCAATTAGTTCACCGTCTGGTCCCAGTCGTTCATCATTATCTGGATTATCAAAGACTGGAAGTCCGTATTCGTCAATAAATCCTTCATAGTTCCATTCCATTGGGATAAAGAGAGAATATAAGCCAGACTTCGTTTGTCCATTAGCATTTCGTCTTGATACGTCAGAATCATTGTATAGTTTTTTAAAGTTATCTCCACCTTTATCAAGAGCATTACTAGTTGAACCCATCATGCACTTACCAACGATTCTACTACCTAACCTTAAACAGGTTTTAGTAACTCGCCAGTTGTTTAATATGTTGTCAGGTCTTTCCCACTTACCGCTCTCATCATGCACTAGCAAGTTTAACTTTTCACCGTCATAACTATTATCACCAGTGTTCTTCCAGTCGATTGTAGTATCAAGACCTACGATCTCTTCAAGCTGCTCGTTAGTTTGTATTTTCTTACGAGTAAACTTACTAGCCGGAACCCTATATGCTAACTCAGACTTTGGACGGTCCATACCGTCTTGTATAGGTTTAAAGAAGAAGGGGTAATTAATTGATATAGGTACCACTTTATCAGTAAACATTTTCTTAGCGTCGGAACCAGACTTAGAGAGTATCCCATATCTACTATCACTTGATATAGTGGCTAAGTTAACTGTTTCAGCTGATGACATAAACGAGAAACCTGAACGACGGTTTTTAAGGTAGCACATCCCATAGCATCTCTTATCAGCTTTACAGGCTTCCCAGAATATAAAGAATAATCTGTTCGCCTCTCTAAAGTCTGGAGCTCCAACGTCAATTTTGCTCCATTGCAAGTACATATAATGTGCACCTGTTATATATGTCGGCACACCATTGTTGGTAAACCAAAACCCTTCTTCTCTACGTCTAAATTCTTCGTCAATATAATCGTGCCACTTTTCTTTTTGCTCTTCTGGATAAGATCTCCAGTCAAATATATTTTTAATACGAGATAGCTCTTTAGGATATTCTGCTTTAACCCATTTATTCTTATTGTGTTTAAGTATGTTTTTCGGTGGTTTAGGCAAAGCTATTTTAAAACCCTGTATGTCGTATATTTCACCTATAACTCCGTTATGCGAAAGAACAACCAAGTCGTGCTCTTTGTTATAGCCATGTTTCCACTTCTTACCTCTGTTAAGCCTGGTGATAGTAGTTTTCTTTATAGGTTCTACTATCTTATATAAAGTCTGCTCGTACATTATTTAGATCTACCCTCAGCAAAACCCTTGAATACCTTATCTTTCTTTTCTTCAGGTGCTCGACCTTCTAAAAGATTCTCTTCTTCTTGGATTCTGTTTAATATCTCGAAGGCGTCGAAGATCGCAAGCTTTTTTGTGGCAGCGGCATTCTTGAGTCTATCAGCTGATATATCATCATCTGAATCAACAATAGCTTCTTTAGCTACTTTGATCAATTCCTCAACCGCTCTGTGCCCAGCTTGGATTATATTCTTCTTCGTCTCCTTGATATTCATATTTAATTGTAATAAAATGTGACCATACCCTGTACAGTCTTTTGCCTTCTATAATAAACTCGAACTCACTATCTGGTCTAAATCCTACTAAATCTCCTTCATCAACAGTGCCGTCTGAATAAATTACTTTACCTACTAAAGGTCTTTCAGTATTTATACTCAAGCGCCTTGTGTCTTTTATTGGCTGAACAAAACAATATCCATTAGGGCATTTCCATTCACCATCTGTTTTATGCAAAAACAATTGATCTGGTTGAACTAAATATGTAGACTCATCGACAAAAGATCTACTGTTTTTTTCATTACCACGAACGTCGTACCATCTTCTAAACACATTGTGATGAACAATAACCTCATCGCCAATTTTAACTTCACTTTCTTCAAGCTGGCAAGCTGGTGTAGCTATAACTTTAGCTTTTCTATTTATGAACTGGTGGTTTGAAACTTCTGTGTTTATAATTAGATCAACGTCTCCTACTTTTTTAGTGTTGCTGTATCTATCACCAACCGGTTCAACAATATAGTTGAACAAAGATTTCATTAGTATTCTAGATTATATTCTACAGATATAGCCATATTCTTGTTAAAATCTTTCCAAGGAATAACCACGTCTTTCTTTTTAATGAATATAGAGTACTTGTCTTTTTGTTCTAGTATGTCGCAAATAGTATGACCGCCATACACTTCCTGTCCAACAGAATAGTGCATAGCGTCATTTTTGTAATCTTTGCCTACAGTTATCTTACGAATTAGATGACTCATCTTTACTTAGGTTTAAAACTCCAGTGTTAATGTTTATATCATTAGTACCGTACTTCTCAGTAAGCTGAGCCTGTAGTGAGTTTAATTTGTCATTACCTTCATATAACGCGTGTAGTGCGCTATGCTTTTGAGCCTCCATAGTTCCAATATCAAATTGCAACTTGTTAATAGCTGAAACAACTTGTTGAAGTTCTTTTAGCTCTTCTTCAGATATAGCCTCCGGCTTTAAGTCTACGACTTTATTCTTCTTTCCCATATTAAATTAAATTGTATTATTATTTATTTCTTTACTTTCTCTATAGATCTACCAGCAAAGTATGCACCAAAAGCGGTTAGCATAAGTATTTGTAGCAAGTCTACATACGAATCTTTTACATTGAAAGGCAATGTGTCTACACTATCAAAAACCATTGTTAGCATGAACATAGCCATTAAGCATATAAGCGTCAGCGGTCTAATAAGCTTGGCTAGCTTTACATCGCTACCCATATCAGCTTTCCACCTTTCGCTTACGTTATTTTGAAAAGCAACTTCAGCATCTACAGCGGCCATGCCAGCATCTGTGTCTACGTCTGGATCTTTATCAATAAGGTTTTTAACTACGCCTAATGCTCCTGAGTCTGGTAGAAAGTCTCCTACTACGTCAAGAACATTTGGCGCTTTATTTTTAAGCCATTTACCTAGGCCTGTATCTTTAATCTTTTTCATTTTTTTTCTGCTTTAACAGCTGACTTTTCCCATGGAAATCTATTGTCTCCTTCTTCAGACCATTTACCTGCGTATTTTATTTTACCGTCTTTACGAGGATATGTTTTACCTTCCCATCTAACCCAGTCTTTGCCGTAAGCCGCTTTACCAGACTTCATGTCTCGTATATGCTGCATCTCGTGTTTTACAGCTTTTTTCTCTAAAGCACTACCTGGCTTCACGTCTTTATCTATAAATATACTACCATCCATGTTGGCCTCAGCTACTACGCCTTCATCTAGATTTTTTCTAAATATGGGCGTATTACCTGAATTTTTAATACCACGCTTTTCTTTACCGAGTTTAAAAGCCATTATTTCTCTCTACGACGTTTAACTTGATCTTTAAAAAACTTAGAATCTTGATCGTCTACTTTTCTTTGTAGTCTTTTAGCTTTAGCTTTCTTGCCTTTGCTAGAAGCAACCGCCGTTCTCCTCGCTAGCTTAGCGCCTTTTACGTTGCCTTCGTTTAAGCGGTTTGTAACACTTGCGGTTGTACCACCTTTTTTACGTCTAACTTTATCTTCTTTACTTAAGTTTAACGCGCTAGCCATTTCGTCTCCTTTTTCTTTTAATTTTTTAGGAGAAGTTTCTGAAGAATCTAGTATCTTTTGCTTGAGATGATCAGGTAGCTTATGCTGATTACCTACAAGAGCTTTTGTTAATGGGCTCTTGCCTTTTAGTTTAAACGCCATGTTATCTATCTTTGTCTTTTATCATATCATCAATAGCTTTGTTGTAAACCTTATCTGTATATGACTTGTTGTTAAAAAAAACACTACGCTCAGAAATCGGTATGTCTTCTTCGCCTAGTAATATTCTGTATATTCTTGCAACTAGTTGAGAGCATTTAAACGATGTCTTAAATATAGAGTACTTAATGCTCGTTCTATTTCTATGTCGCCAAACCTCTATCCAGCCAGCTGATCGTAGTTTCTCCCACCTTTTCTTATCCCAAGAATACGTGTAAACTCCTTCAATAAATTCGTTACGCGTAAATCTGCCTTTATGGTCTAAGTATATAAGTAGCTCTAGATCAGCATCAGTAAGCTTATAAGTTTTACAAGCCCACTTTCTAACTATTCTGTAATATTTAAGTAAATTTAGATCTTTAAGGTCTTGAGATGTTATTCTCATTCTACTATAACGACATCAGCGTTTTTAATAACTGAATAAACTTTATCGTTCCAGTTTATAGAATGACCTGCAAATTTATCATATCTAACTACGTCTCCTTGCGCGAGACCAATTACTTTATCTCCAACAGATATTACAGTAGCTCTCGTGTATCTATTCTCTGTGTCTACGTTGTCAGTGATTATAAGACCAGCTATTTTCTTAGGCTCTTCTTTTATTTTATCAACTACAACATAATTGTTAATTGCTTTCATATTAAATTAAATAAACATTAAAAATACTATTCTTCCGCCGCTGTTAGGCTCAACCATATGCCACTCATCAGAAGTATGTACAACCAAATCAAATAGGTCTCTATCAACTTTCTCAGCATTTAGTCCTTCAGCATTGTCGCTATAATAAGTATCACCTCCACTAGCAGATTTTTTAAGTATTATACTAACACCAACTTCACACCACATCATGTGGTTGCTTGAGCCCGTGTCTTTGTGCCATTGATGCCCACCGCTTCTTTCTTCAACTCTCCAGTAAGATTCATCTTTAACACTGAAGTTAAAATCTTCTTTTATTGCGTTAATTACCTTGTACGCCATAGAGTCTCGTGAAGTTTCTAATACTTTAAACTTACGTCCACCGATTGTAAATATGTTTTCTTTATCTAGATCTTCTTGGCTAATAAAATTACGATATATTTTTTTCATCTGCTCTAGCGTTTGAGATTACACAGTCAGCTGATATAATAGTTGATACCACTGATACAGCGTTCTTTAACGCAGACTTAGTTACAAGCACTGGGTCTACAATACCTGCTTCAACCATGTCTACGCATTCACCAGTTATAACATCGATACCGCAATACTCTTTATCGTCACATACTATATCTGTAATGCCTGCGTTTTCTAGTATAGTGTAAAACGGAGACTTAATAGCTTCTAGCAACACCTCTTCACCCGTGTTAGCGGGAGAAATTTTTTGTGCTGCCCACCACAGTGCAGATCCACCGCCAGGTATAATACCTTCTTTTAACGCAGCTTTTGTTGCAAATATAGCGTCTTCAACTCTATCTTTCTTCTCTTTAAGCTCAACCTTTGATCCAGCACCTACTTTAACTATGCCTACAGATCCAGATAACATCGCTAATCGACCTTCAAGCTTTTTCTTTATAAATCCGTTTTGCTCTTCAGATATTCTTTTATTAACTTGCTCTATACGCTCGTTAACGTCTTCTGTTATTTCGTTAAGTGTTATAACAGTATTAGTATCGCTAGTAACTGAATATTCAACTTCTCCTAGATGCTCAACGCTTATCAAATCTAGGTCATCACCTAGTTCTTCGTTGATGACAGTAGCGCCTGTTAATATAGCTAAGTCTTCTACGGCATCTTGCCTTGTAGGTCCAAAGCCAGGTAAATCAATAATATTAACTTTAATGTTACCTTTTACTTTGTTCATCATCAGCGCAGTTCTCACTTGCTGATCTACAGGTGCTACAATTAATAAAGCACGCCCTTTTTTAATGACGTGCTCTAAGACGTTTTGTATCTTACGCACATTAGGTATTTCACTAGATACAATTAATACGTAAGGGTTATCTAACTCTGCTAGCTGCTTATCAGTGTTAGTGACGAAATAAGACGACGTAAGACCCGAATCGATCTGTACTCCGTCAACTAACTCAACATGCGTTTCATCAGTGTCACCTTCCTCCATAAGTACGACACCATCCTTACCTACTTTTTGGTAAGCTTCCGCAATAATGCTTCCAAGGGTCTTATCATTATTGCAACTAATCGCGCTAACAGCGCTAAGCATGCTCCCTTCAACTTCAATAGCCCTGCTTTCAAGATGTTCAATAACTTTTCCCAAGCCTGAGCTAATACCTGCTTTGATTTCTCTAATAGATTCATCAACATATTTTTCTTTGTTTACTTCTTTTAAAAGCGCTTCAGCAAGGACTGTAGCCGTAGTGGTACCGTCACCTGCTTCTCTCACTGTATTATTAGCTGCTTCTTTAATAAGGGTAGCACCTATGTTTTCAACCGGATCATATAAGACTACGCTTTGGGCAACGGTTACTCCGTCTTTTGTTATGACCGGCTTGCCGCGAGCATCTTCGTATATAACGCATTTACCCGATGCGCCTAATGTACTCTTTACGGCTTGTGCTAGCTTATCTACACCAGCAATTACTTTATCTTTAGCGGTTTGACCAAAGTCTAATTGTTTGATCAACTCACTAGGTAAGTTGTATTCCATATTGTATTAAATTAAATTATAGTGGTTGTGGTTTAGTAATCCTCTCCTGTAGTATCTGAAGGAGCTATGTTCTTTTTCAAATCATCGACAAGGCGTTTTCTTTCTGCTTTAACTTCAGCGTCAGTAGCTCCACCGTTTTTAAGCTCTTTTAGGTGTTTTTCTACTTGCTTCATTTTATCACGGAACTTAGGGTTAACCTTTTTGCCATCGATATTCATCCCGTATCTACCACCTACTTCTCTAGTATCGCGGCCGACATACTCTTTAAGATCGTCCTCTTGTTGCTTTGCACCCATACCTGAGCCTCCGGTTTTAGTTTTCATCTTGAAGCCTGAAAAACCTTTCATTTTAAATGCCATGATATTAGTTGTCTTTAGCGTATTTAGTATATGCAGCTAAGTTTGCGTAATTAGATGGGTTTATGTAATCACGTAGCTCTTCTCCTTTGCCAGCTTTTTCAACAGTCTTGATATCTCTGTTGATCTCTCTTAATGCTTTTTTAACAGCCTTCATATCACCACTACCGTACGCGTCGTTAAGCTTATTGTCTACATCACCAACAATTTTACCTACTGTAGCCTTAGATTTCTTTTTTGGATCTCCGTTAGATTTAAAACCAGAGAACTTTTTCATTTTAAACGCCATGATTATTTACGTTTTCTTTTTCTAGGGTTTAGCTCTCTTTGCTGTTTAACATTAGGCTTTTTACTTCCTTTAAGAGATTTAGCGTCTACATCGCTTTTAGATCTATTTACTTTAGTTACATTTTTAGTTGGCATCTTTCCTCTCTGGATCTCATCTCTGTAGAATTCTCTACTTTCGCCAAACATGTTCCTTGAGGGTTTAGCATACTTATCCATATCTTTCATACCTTTAGTATGCTCTCTTCCTAGATAATCTATCGCTCCTTTAGATAGCTGCTTTCGAGAATATGATTCCGTAAGATCTTTTTTTATTCTATCTGCACCCTCTTTAGCTACACGATCTGAGTAACCTGTTTTTGTCTCAGCGCTTGTGGCACTGCCTTTTTTCTTTTTCATTGGCCCACCGATTCCGAAGTTACGTTTAATCGGATCGCCTTTCATTTTGAATGCCATCTTTTTTTATTTTTAAAATGTTTTTACTACTTTAGGGCCTTTTGTAGCCTCTAATTTTTTTGAGAAGTAGTCGACACTGCCGTCAATCGCAGATTCTGCGCCTTCCATTGTCTCTCTTCGGGTAACAGAGTGCCAATTATCGTCAATTGCAGGGTGAGAAACCTCTGTTTGGTAATATCCGTTAGGTAATTGGGTGATTCGCCAGTTAGATTTTGTAGACATGTGTGTCCACTCATCTATTTCTTGTTTATTTGGCTTGCTTGTGTGTGACGTACTTGACGTCTTGTAGTATAAATAGGTCATATTTATTGGTTTTTAGGTTATATATGGTGTAAAGGTAAATCCTTTACGAAAATGCTTTCATTAATTTTCTAATTTCAGCTTGTTTTGCGCGATTTGATTCAGTCTGGCCTGTCATTTTTGAAAGCTTTCTTAACTCAAGCTGTGCTTTATCTTTGTTAAATGATCCGCCGTCCATAAATCCGTACTTTTTCGCGCCAGCCATAGTCGCTTTACTCATAGAAACTTTTTCAGCGGCAGGCATAGCATTTTTCATGGCTTTTTTCT